AGCATGGGAGCGTCGTCGCGCGATGGGGGGCGACGCGCGCGCCCGCTTTGCCCCGCCGCCAAACCCGATGACGAAGCCCATGACGGAAGCCGAGTTCGACGACTGGGCTCGGCAGGAGACGGCCCGTGTCCGCAAGGAAAGCGCAGAGGGGGAATACAAGCTCTCGGCAGCGGCGCGCGCGACGTTCGCCAAGGAGCGGCTGGACGCTACCGCTGTCCCGAGCCCTGACGAGATGTTCGACGCATGGGAGCGGCTCACCGAAATCACGGCCGGAAAAGCAGAGTGAGCAAGAACCGCCGCCCGCCGCATACGCCGCCGGCTCCGCCGAAGATCGTCGAGACGATCACGCGCAACCCGGCTCCGGCCGATCTGGACCTGCGACCTGACCGGCGCTGGTATCTCGTCTACACTGCGCCGCGCCGGGAGGCTGTCGCCGAAGAAGGTCTGCGAGAAGCCGGCTGTCTCACTTTCTGGCCGAGCTCGCACAAAGTCGTCATGAAGGGCGCGAGGACGCTGTTCGACGCCAGCATCGGGACATTCCCGCGCTACCTGTTCGCCAGCGGGCGGTTTCTCAGCGGGGCAGGGGAGCCGCAGCGCGCCTTCGTCAAGGGCCGGCCCATCATGTCCGTTCGCGACATCGATGGCGTGCAGGACGTGGTCGGAACCGCGCTCGGCTGGCAGCGCGTTCCCAATGCCGCCATCGCCATGATCGCCGCATTTCAGGACAGGATCGAGGAAGCCCGCCCCGAGCCGTCCTTGAAGGTGAATCCAGGCGACGATATGCTCGTCATCGCAGGCCCCTTCATGGGCTTCGCCGCCACGGTCATCGAAGCCATCGGCCTGAATGAGGCCCGCGTCGCGATCGAACTGTTGGGCGGCAAGGTCCCCGCCACCATCCCGGTCGAGCATCTGAGTGCGGCATGATCTTGCTCTCTCGCAAACCGCGCTTGCGCAGTCATGCAAATCATGCCATCACCATAAGCGCGGTTTCGCCGGTAGTTTGATCCTCGCCTCGGCGGGTTGCATCTCACGGTCCCCGCGCTGGTTCTCCAGCCAAGTGCGAAGCATTGCCCGAACTTCCGAAGGCGAGCGCGGATGTATCGCCGCCCAAGGCGATGAAGCCCGATCCTCGTGATCGGACTTTTTGCTGGGCTCAGAACCCTTTCAAATCCTGAGCGGACATGAACGCGAGTCGATAAGTGCCCATTCTCCCCAAGGCAGGACATGAAAGGTTCGCGCAAGGCATCGCTCAAGGGATGAGCGCCAGCGCGGCCTATGTCGCCGCCGGCTACTCCAAGAACGATGGGAACGCCGCTCGCCTGAACGGCAATGAACGGGTCAGGGCTCGCGTCGAGGAATTGCTGACCGCCGGGGCCGAAAAGGCGGGCGTCACAATCCAGCGGGTCGTCGATGAGCTCGCCAAGGTCGGTTTCGCCAACATGGGCGACTACCTGCATGCCACGTCGGGCGGCGACCCGTTCTTCGTCTACGACCGACTCACCGATGACCAGAAGGCGGCGCTTGCCGAGGTCTCAGTCGAGGACTTCAAGGAGGGCAGGGGCGAAGACGCCCGCGATGTCCGCCGCGTGAAATTCAAGCTGCACGACAAGCTGGCCGCCCTGGAAAAGCTCGGGAAGCATCTCGGCATGTTCAAGGACAAGGTCGAGCTGTCCGCGCCTGGCGGGGGGCCCTTGCAGGTTGAAACCATTCGCCGTGTCATCGTCGATCCGAAAACCCCGGGTCTTGAATGATAACCGATGAGGAAAAGGCCGCTGCAAAAAGCATCGCCGATGCGTTGCCTGACGATGTCTATGATGGCGCGAGTTGTCTGATGCATGTTTGGATGCAACTTGGGCATTTCCGCGTCGAAAAAGACTTAACAATCGTATTGCATCACGGCTGGATAGGTTCTTTGCAGTCAGCCACTGATTTTCTGCATGGCCTCGATCTGTGCCGGTTTTCCAGCGGAGAGGCCGACGGGGCTCATCTCACGCCGGCAGGTCTCTACGTTCTTTCGCCGATCTATCTCGATGAAGAAGAGCGACGGAAAATGAAACTGCGCAAGGAAAAGGAGGATGGGCAGCCTCGAAATCCAGACGCCTAGGGTTTTCGTCCCGCTTTTGGAGCCCGCGCGCTACAAGGGCCTGCATGGCGGGCGGGGTTCGGGGAAGTCGCATTTCTTCGCCGAAGCGCTGGTCGAGACGGCCCTGATGCGCTCCGGCCTGCGCTGGGTGTGCATTCGCGAGGTGCAGAAAAGCCTGGAACAGTCGGTCAAGCGGTTGATCGAGGACAAGATCGAGGGTCTCGGCGTTGGCCGCCTGTTCGATATTCAGAAGGCGGAAATCAAGACGCCAGGCGATGGCCTGATCATCTTCCAGGGCATGCAGAACCATACCGCCGAGTCGATCAAGTCGCTTGAAGGGTATGATGGGGGTTGGGTTGAGGAAGCCCAGTCGCTTTCGGCTCACAGCTTGAGACTGCTGCGCCCGACGATCCGCAAGCCCGGCTCGGAACTGTGGTTCTCATGGAATCCGGACAGTCCAGAAGACCCGGTCGATAAATTGCTGCGCGGCGAAAACCGCATCCCTGGCGCGGTCGTCGTCGAGGCCAACTGGCGCGACAATCCGTTCTTCCCGGACGTGCTGGAGGACGAGCGGAGAATAGACCAGGCCCGCGATCCCGATGCCTACGAGCATGTCTGGAATGGCGGCTACGTCACGATCTCGGATGCGATCATCTTTCGCAACCGCGTGACGGTCGAAGCGTTCGACGAGCCCCGGGAAGGCACGCGCATCTTTTTCGGCGCTGACTGGGGCTTCGCCAACGACCCGACGACGCTGGTCCGGTTCTGGATCGAGGACGACTGCCTGTTCATCTCGCATGAGGCGTTCGGGCACGGCGTCGAGATCGACGAGACGCCGCAGCTTTTCGACAGCGTTCCTGGCGCACGCGACTGGCCGATCAAGGCGGACTGCGCGCGGCCCGAGACGATCAGCTACATGCGTCGGCAGGGCTTCAACATCGAGGCGGCTGAGAAATGGCCGGGCAGCGTCGAGGACGGCATCGCCCATATGAAGGGCTTTCGGCGCATCGTCGTGCATGAGCGCTGCGTCAACATCGCCCGCGAATTCAGGCTCTATGCCTACAAGGTCGATCGGATCAGCGGCGATATCCTGCCGATCATCGTCGATAAATGGAACCACGGCGTCGATGCCGTGCGCTACGGATTGGACGGCTATATTCAGGCCCGTGGCGGCCTTGGAGTGTGGTCGAAACTGGCAGGCTGACCCGACATGACAAAGCCTCGCATCCGCGTCCCCTCGCGGGCGCTGACTGCTGACGGCTTCGTCAACTTTCAGGCCCGTCTCGGCTATGGCGCGGGCAACCAGTTCAGCGGCGGGACGTATCAGAACAACTTCATCTCGCGCGACCGGCTTCGTCTCGAGGCGATGTATCGCACGAGCTGGATCATCGGCCAGGCGGTCGATGTCGTCGCCGAGGACATGACGCGCGCCGGCATCGACATCAAGTCCAAGGATGATGCCGAGAACGTCGAGATGTTGCAGGGCGGCCTGCGCTCGATGGGCGTCTGGTCAGCGATCGAGGACACGGTGAAGTGGGCTCGCCTCTATGGCGGCTGCATCGCGGTCATGCTGATCGACGGCCAGAACCCGACGACGCCGCTGCGGCCCGAGACGATCCGCAAGGATCAGTTCAAGGGCATGATCGTGTTGGACCGATGGATGGTGCAGCCGTCCGTCGTCAACATGATCGAGGAATACGGGCCGGAGCTTGGCCAGCCGGCGAGTTACGATGTTCTGCCCAACCCGTGGCTGCCCCTGTCGGGCAAGCGCATCCACCATTCGCGCGTGATCCGGCTGGAGGGAGTGCGGCTGCCCTATCAGCAGCGCATCGCCGAGAACGGTTGGGGCCAGAGCGTCGCCGAGCGGGTCTATGACCAGCTCGTCGCCTATGACAGCACGAGTCAGGGCGCGGCCCAGCTCGTCTACAAGGCGCATCTGCGGACCTACTCGATCGAGAAGCTGCGCGAGCTGATCGCGACGGGGGGAAAGCCTTTCGAGGCCGTCCTGAAGCAGATCGACATGATCCGGTCGATGCAGTCGAACGAAGGCATGACGCTGCTCGACTCGACGGACAAATTCGAGACGCACGCCTATTCGTTTTCGGGCCTGTCGGATGTGCTTCTGCAGTTTGGCCAGCAGTTGTCGGGCGCTCTGCAAATCCCGCTGGTCAGACTGTTCGGGCAAAGCCCTGCCGGGCTGAATTCAACCGGCGAAAGCGATCTGCGCACCTATTACGACGGCATCAACCAGAAGCAGGAAAGCACGCTTCGCATTCCGCTCGGCCGCGTTCTGGAGGTGGCCTACCGCTCGATCATCGGCAGCGAGCCGCCGGAGGGCTTCACCTTCGAATTCGAGCCGCTCTGGCAGTTGTCCGACAAGGAGAAGGCCGAGGTGGCGGAGGTGATCACGCGCACGGTCATGGTCGCGCAGGAAAGCGGACTCGTCGGTGACAGGACCGCGCTCAACGAGCTGCGGCAGTCGGCAGATGTCACGGGCGTCTGGTCCAACATCACGAACGAAGAGATCGAGGCCGCCGACGAACTGCCGCCCGATCCGAGCGAGATGATGCCCGATGTTGAAGCGGCTGACCTACGACCGGGACACGAAGACGAGGTCAAGCCGCTCGGAATGGACCCGAAGCCGGAAGGCGGAAAAGAGCTACGCGGCGCAACTGCGTAAGGTCGCCCGCGCCATAGCCGACATCGTCTCCGGCTTCGCGCCGGTCGGTCAGGACAACGCGGCGGCGCTGCGTGAGGCGCTTAGGCGCTACGCGGACGCCCTGACCGGATGGGCGCAATCGACCGCGCGCAGGATGGTCGCCGATGTCGCCGCCCGCGACGAGCGGGCATGGATGCGCGCCTCTCAGGAGATGGGCGCGGAGATAGGCCGCATCATCAAGAGAACGCCGATCGGCGAGGCCATGCGCGCGGTGATGGCGGAACAGGTCACGCTGATCAGGAGCCTGCCTCTGGAGGCGGCCGAGCGCGTTCATCGGCTTGTAATCGAGGGTCAGGAGACCGGCGCGAGAGCCGAGACCATCGCCCGCGAGATCATGCGGACGGGGGAGGTCACGAAATCCCGCGCCATGCTGATCGCCCGCACGGAAGTCGGGCGCGCATCATCGACGCTGACCATGGCCCGTGCGGAAGCCATTGGGAGCGTCGGCTACATCTGGCGGACCTCGCGCGACAGCGATGTTCGGCCCTCCCACAAGCGCATGGAGGGCCGCTTCGTCTCATGGGCGGAGCCGCCCGAACTCGACGGAATGACCGGCCATGCCGGAGCCTTGCCGAACTGCCGCTGCTACAGCGAGCCCGTCATACCGGACCCTGACCTATGAGGTTCTTCACCACTGGCCAGATCGGGGCGAAGCGCTCGCTGACGCCGGAAGGTTTTCTGGTCTGCCATGACGTGCCGATCGCGCGCGTCGGTCAGCAGGTTTACTCGGCCTACGAGGTTCCTGTTGAGCCCAACATGGTCGGGGAAATCTTCATCGACCGCACGGCCGAGGAAGTATTCCGCGAGGAGACCGTCGCTTCGTTCAACGGCAAGCCGGTGACGATCGAGCACCCGGCCGAGTTCTTGTCGCCGGACAACTGGCGGACCTTGTCGGCCGGCGTGACGATGAACGCCCGCGCGGGGACCGGCATCGACGGCGACGTGATCCTGGCGGATCTGTTGCTGACGGATCGCGAGGCGATCCGCCTCGTCCACGCAGACGAAAT